CGAAGTAACTCATAGTGTCATCAGAGTCTTTCTTCTCTACATTTGGAGTTGGTGTTTCCTTTAATGGAGATACGCTATCCTCCAATTCCATAGACTCCGCAGAAGAAGTTACTGCACCATTCTCACCTAACACACGAGTCAACTTAAGTTTAAGTTGGTCGTATGGTTTAAATGTTTCTGGGTCATTAAACTCTTTTAATGAGTATTCCTGATTGTAAATAGTTTCTAACTTCGCATCATCAGCTAATGCACCGGGAACGTCAAAAGAAGAACGGTCATAGTTTACATAACCTTCTACCTTCGCAATTTTAATTTTAAAATTCGCACCCTTCCACAAGTCAAACGGATTGACAGGTGTTTCATCTTGGAACTGAGGTCGCATAGAATCCATTATTTTATCAAAGATTTTCTTCCCATACTCGTATAGGAAAACCTTACCTTCGTTTTCTGGGTTTGCTGGGTCACTCACCACGAATATATTAGACACATAATGCAACCGACGTTTTCTGTCTCTTGCAATTTGTTTGTCTGATTCTATTCCAGAATTCCATAGTTTGGTATTCATCTCTGATACTGGGTCGTCCTTACCAATAGTAGTTAGTGATTTCTCAACATACCATTGACCAGTTGGCCCTTTGAAAAAGTGGTCCCAATACTTTGCCCAAGGAAGGTCATCACCTTCTTTAGCGGGAAGAAAACGAACAACGGCATAACCATTTCCCGATTTATCCCTTGTGGGTTTCCACTTGCGCTCGTCTTGAGCGTAACTTTCTTTCTTACCACCATCTATCTCGGCGGCTCCTACTAGCGAATCAAGTTTCATCGCTTTTGCTTTTAAGTCTGCAAAACTCATAGTATACTCCTGTGTATTATTTGTATTATATTTGTATCATTATTTAAATAGGTTTAGTATCAGATTCCTCATTTTCTTTTCATCGTACTCAAGGAATTGTTGATATTTTATCACCTTATCGGCAATATCTGGAAACAATATTGTTTCAGATACTAATTGACTCGCCCACTCAATAAACCCTGTGATGCGATTCAATATACAAACAGTTTCTAATGAAACCGTTCCTTCCAAATACTTATTTATAATGATAGGATATTCCCCATCACGTGCTATTAACAAATCGTTAAAATTAGTATCTGTCAGTTCTCTCAGTTCGTCCTTTACTATATAGGATAAACTTTCTATTCGTTTGAGAAAGTCCGTATAGGTCTTCTCATCTCTAAGCATATCACCAACCCACTTATTACCTGCTACTTGATGAGCCGCAAAGTACTTGATGATATCGCCTTTCTTCTTAAAACGTTTTCCAATTTTAGTTAATTGGTATTTGTCGTTTCGTTTCCAATAAGACTCTTGCGATACATTAGTCTTAAAGTTGTACTTAAAGGCATCATAATCCAATTGATTAAAATGCAAATTAATTGCTGTCGCATACTTGTATGCCTCAAATCCATTCATCATACAACTATTATACTCTAAAGTGGGTGCATTGTCAAGTTTATATATCCAATGCCAGAGAGGGATTTCCCCCTTGTAACATGTTTAAATTCATTGCTTCGACCTCAACTTTTTCCATTATACTCTTAGTTAATAGTCGTTTGCAATCTCTTGGGTCAACTTCATGTTTCTCACATATCGCCAAGATTGCTTCAATGTATTCAATACCTTTGTGAGTGATAATATAGTCTTCAATTAATTTGGAAAAACTCTGTTTATTAATATCAACATCTGCCATACGGTACCTTCTGTAATCCGTCCTTGTCATATGCAGGGGCAATACAACCCCACACTACTTTCCTTTCTTCATCTTCCCCAATAAAATCCAATGACCAAATGCCGTCTTTCAAGTATTGTTCGCAATGCCTTCTATATGCGATTGCGGATGCTAACTTGGCTTCTGCACCTCTTTCTTTTAGTCTAACAGATTTCCTTAATTGGGTAATCTTTTGTTTGTACTTCTTAATATACATCTTAACGTTTTGTACCGAGAACTCGTTATCTTCGGGTATCGCTAATACGTTAGGGTGTATGTTTTTGTATTGGGGAGGTTTCTTCATGGAACGTGCATATGCTAATCGTTCTGCGGCTGCCTTCCGTTGTTCTTCTGTCATAGGTTTGCGTTTCTTCGCCATGTTTCCTCCTGTTTAATAAAATAATTTAGTTAATATAACAATCTGTAATGCTAAAACAAGCAATGCAGTAATAGTCCTAACCCACTCTAATGTGTATCGTACTTTTCGTCTTTGTTCATATATTGTCATTTTTACCAATTATTATCATTTATATCTAATGTGTTCCTAACATTATTTAAGACGCCAGCTTCTTCCCACGCAAATTGTTCTTCTGTGGGGGTGTCGTACATTACTTCGGGGGTGAAAGCATCAATAGACGTAGGAACTTCAGTCTTTCTTACGTCAGACTCAATCCTACGTTGTTTAGCTTGGTATTGCAGTTTTTCTCTGCGTGTCATTCCACGTGTATTCATAACCACTATTATACTATAATTACTTCATTTAGTCAAGTTTATTTATTATAAATTGATTGTAAATGCGTCTCGAACTGTTCAACCTTTTCTACACGGTTCGGCCAAAGGATATATTCCTTTTCCGGGTTCGCTTTAAGATTACCCAATAGAGGCATTATCGCATTATATAAATCATCAACCTTATCTTGAGTTGCGGTTGCAACTGCTTTTAGTTCTGTTGATTCCTTATCACTAGTTTCAAGTTTTTGTGTGATTTCTAAATCGTTCTCATCAACGAGGGTGAATCCAAAATCAAATACGTTACTTGTTGCCATTTACTTACTCCTGTTCTTTATTTTATCGTGATTAACTATTGGCCAATCGATTGTCCAACATAGTTCTGGTTTACTGTATTTATACTTTCTATAATCACTAAATTTGGTAACTAGTGCCTTTCCGTGTCCGTCGGGAGTAATATACAATCCATCTTCCTTCACGAAAATAATACTTGCTTAATTCCTAGTGTCCAATTCTCTGCGGCATCTTCCACATAGTTAATTGATTTGTAAGGGAAATCTTCTATACCGATTCTAACACCATCTTTGTCTTTATAAGTGATAGAATAATATGCATCACGTTCGTCCAAATTATTTACTACTTGATAAATCTTAGCGACACCACCATCTGGTTTGTAGTATTCGCTCATCAGTTTTCTATTTTCCATGTGAGTTTTCCTTCTTTTATTAAACATTAATTTAAGGTTGGTTTTTCTAATTCTTCAATGTCGAGTCTACTTTTTAAGATGTGTTCGGTAATCATCAGAAAATCTTTTTCCGATAATACCGCTTTATAAATCTTAAGGGCATGTGCCATCATTATACCTGCAACCAATAATGGGTCTTCGTGTATTATAATTTTCTCGAATTCTCTGTATAGTTCGTCTAGTTCACTCATGTTATCTCGTTAAGATATGCTTGCCATTGCCAGTATCCATCAAACAACGTCTGTTCCTTTTCGGTTGCTTCGACTTCATCTAGTCCATGTCCTTTATGCATTTGTGATATGTGTACCATCTCGTGGCACACAGTTAAAATAGTTTCGTCGGGGGTTAAGTTATGGTCAACTTCTATGTCGTACTCATCATCTTCTGCGGAGTCTATCGCCCACCCTTTAACGCCCTCGTCGGACAAATCTTCATATTCTACAGAGATTAATATATCATCTGGGATATCAAGTTCTGTTCGGCAGTAGTCAATAACATCTGGTATTGCGTTTTTAAAACTCATTTATGGCTCATTCCACATGGTGGGTCAAATTTAATATCGAATTCGTGTTCTAATTGTTCTATCATTTGTATGCAGTTTTCTAGAGTGTGTGAGTTAGTGTAGTCTTGAAACCACTCTGAGCGGAGTGCAGCTCCTCTTAACTTTTTCTTAAGGCCTGCAAATTTAATTTTGATTTGTTCGTTGGTATGCATCTCAGCACTTTTATTAACTAATCACTATTATTTATATTTTATGCACCCTCACTCTGACCTTCTAAAGTAAATAAATTCGACATACTTTCATAATAACCCGATTTGTAATCGAACTCGTATTCATTTGTAGGGGTATCTACTTGTTCCTTATCCCCACGTTCTGCGTCTAACCAACCGCATTGATAAAAACGATTCTTAGTACGAAGATATGTATCTCTATCTTTCACTTTAACAACTACACTCATTTGCCTTGACCTCTATATTTTTTGTAAGAACGTCTTTTGCTTTTATTCATGGACGACGTTTTAATCCACCTTTGTCCAATGGAAGTTTTCTTACGAACTCCAACGAAACCTTTATATATCTTACCCCTCATCTTCGTCCTTTTCTTCCATTTCGTGCATTTGAATATGATTTATATATCTGAAAAAATCACGTCTAAAATTATTGTAACCAGTATTCTTACCATGTTTGTAAGACACCATTAACGAAAATCCAACAGCTATCCAACCCATAAAAAATAGGTATCCCGGAATTATTATATTGGTTTCTATCATAACCCTCCTGTGATTATATCGTAAATTTCTTTCCAGTTCTTAACACGGGTTTCATCAAAGCAATCCCGGTTATGTTCGTGTGCCATTAAGATTCCCTCAAGACCGAATTTGTTTCCTATCTTAACGTTTTCTTCTTTGTCCTCAATCCAGAAACATTCTGTACCTTCCCATTTCGCAAGGGCAATATTTTTGTCAGAACCCATAGAGAGGAATTCAAATCCATCGAACACATTACCGAATACATCTATTAGGTTTTGGGTACGCCAGTTCTGAGTTAATAGTTTGTCTGACATTGAAGAAATTACATGGAAGATATATCCGTGTTCTTCGTGTAACTTGCGAACATACTTAATCGCATCTTTGTATGGACTTAAGCATTTTATATCACCCGAGTTGTTGAACTTATGAACATATTTATGTCCATCTTTCTTAGTTAAACCTAATGAATGACCAACGCAATAATCACTAGTTACACGTTCCATATCATAGTTCTCTTTAAGCCATTTGTAGAAATGGTACTCCCAATCGAACAGGACACCATCTACATCTGTCAAAATTACTTTATCTCGTATTTCCATTTCTATATTTTTCTACCATTCTTAAATCGTGTTCGTCCATCAAGAAATATGCTTCTAATGGCATATCCTTAAACGAAACTAAAGAGTCTTCTTCAATAAGTACAGGTTTTACATATTTACCTGTCTTTGTATTGACTCTACCTTTTGTCCAAACCTCAACATCAAGTTTCCCTGTTGCTGGGTCAACTGAACGAAACCCCTCTTTCGAGATTTTTAATCCGTTATGTAATATCATTTCATGGTCTTCCTAAATGTAAGATTGTGTTGTTGTCGTAATATACTGCGAAAGTATCAGCAAACTTTTTATGAACGAACATCGCTGGTCGTATATAACCAGTTTTGCTTTTACCTCTAAATCGGATTCGCCTATCTTTCATAGGTAACAATCGAGTTACCTCACCATACAATGTCATAGGAATTCCCTTGAATTCACTAGTATGGGATTTTGGACTACGAAAACTCTCTAATAGAGCTATAGTTTCTTTATTGTAATCTGCATAAATTTCTGTTTTCATAATATAGTTTCCTTTTTCATTTTATAATACTATTATACCATAGTTTTCACTTGTGTGTTGACTATTTTTAAAAATAATGATATTATTCTGTAAAACCACACTTTGGTAGAATATTATTCTATCGGATAATGTCAATATTATCTTTAAGATGCCAGACCTCTTGTTCTGTTCTCAACCTGCCATCTCTCTGCAAGTTTGCGTATCGTTTAGATGCTTTCTTTTTCCACCACTTAATAACATTATCGAATTCATAGTTATCGAAGTTGGGTTTTTTGATAGGGGTTTCATCTTTCATAATGATACCGGGAACGTTCTCATAACCATAATCACTATTGAAGAACCTTTTCTTTTCAGTTAAGTCGAGAGAATGTTGCAATGCTTTTTTGAAGTTCTCTAAGTCTGTACCAGTTAATGA